GCGTTGTCGCCGGTGTTCTTCCAGTCGATGGTGGTGTCCAAACCGGTAATTTCTTGTATTTTTTCGTTGGCTTCAAGCTTTCTACGGGTAAATTTGGAGGCAGGGACTCTGTAGGCGAGCTCGGTCTTTGGCCTGTCCATACCGTCCTGGATCGGTTTGAAAAAGAAGGGATAGTTGACGGAAATAGGTACGACCTTATCTGTGAACATCTTTTTAGCATCGGCACCAGATTTGGACAATATGCCAAACCGTGAATCCGTTGATATTGTAGCAAGGTTGACCGATTCAGCTGAGGACATAAATGAAAATCCGCTTCGACGGTTTTTAAGATAACACATTCCATATGACCTGGTATCGGATTTGCATGCCTCCCAAAATATGTAGAATAATCTATTCGATTCCCTAAAGTCTGGTTGCCCGACGTCAATCTTACTCCACTGCAAGTACATATAATAAGTGCCAGTAATGTAAGTAGGAATACCTTTGCTAATGAACCAAAAGCCTTCTTCACGTCGTGTAAATTCTTCGTCAATATAGTCATACCATTTTTCTTTAAAATCTAACGGGTATTCTTCCCAGTCAAATACAGATTTAATTTTTTTTAATTCTTTTGGGTATTCAGAATAAGTCCATTTATCATTTTCAAATTCAACTACATTAGCTTTTTTAGGCAAAGCTATTTTTAAGTTTTGTATTTCGTATATTTCTCCTATCTCACCTGTTTTACTTATAACGACAAGATCGTGCTCTTCGTTATAGCCATATTCCCATTTTTTATACCTATTCATTCTTTTAAGAACTTGAGGCTTTACATGGTCTTTTAATACTTTATATAAAGTTTGTTCGTACATTACTTAGATCTACCTTCAGCAAAACCTCTAAAAGACTTTTCTTCTTTTATTTCTTTAGGCTTTTCATTTAACAAATCTTCTTCAGCTTCAATGCGATTAAGTATTTCAAAGCAATCAAATATTGCTAGCTTTTTTGTGGCTGCAGCATTTTTAAGTCTATCTGCTGATATGTCATCATCAGAATCAACAATAGGTTCTTTTGCTACCTTTATTAATTCTTCAACAGCTATTTGACCAGCTAGGATTATATTCTTCTTCGTTTCCTTTGTGTTCATACTTAATTACAATATCATTTGATTTCATACAATATAAACGCTTACCTTCAATTAAAAATTCCCATTCACCATTAGGTTTGTAACCTACTAGGTCGCCTGGGTTAATATTAAGCGCTTTTAAGAAGCTATTGCCGTATTTTAATATACCAATAAGACTTTGCTCTTTTTCCAATGTTAAAGACTCTTTGTCTTTTATCGGTGTTATAAAACATCTGTCATTAAACGAATTCCAACCTGTTTTATTTTTATATAAATATATTTGGTCTGCAGCACAAAAATATAAGTTATCTTTAAACCAAGATCTACTTTTTTTCTTATCACCTTTCATATCATAAAATGTTCTAAACACATTTTGATGAATGACAATTGTATCGCCTGCTTTAATCCCTGTGCTAAAAGCTTTGGGGGTTTCTAAAACTTTAGCTAACCTATTTACAAATTTAAAATCTTCTATACCTGTGTTTACGATTAGCTGCTTGTTACCAACTTTAATTTTATTACTGTACTCATCGCCTAGCGGTTCTACAATAAAGTCGTATATACTTTTCAATACTCCAAGTCATACTCAACAGAGATTGCCATGTTAGAATTAAACTTCTTCCATGGCATAACCTCGTTGTTTTTTTTAATGTGAATATTATAAGAACCGTCAGATTCATTTAATAAAATATGCGATATTTCGTGCCCACCATAAACTTGCTGACCAACCGAGTAATGCATTGCATCATTTTTATAATCAGAACCTATACTGATTTTTCTTATATTATTCTGCATCTTCTTTTTCGATATCAGTATAAGAACCGTCGGTTAAGTCAATATTTATTTGACCGTACTCTTCTTCAAGCTCTTTTTTAGTATCTTCGATTTCTTTAGATAACTCAGTTATTTGACCGTGAACATTTTGTTTTTGAACATCTAGTACCCCTAAAGTTCTTAAGCCTTCAGTTAACTTTCCTTGCTGCTCTTGAAGCAATTTTAATTGCTCTTCGGTTATCATTGCTTTTACCATTTCTTTTACTTTACTCATAATTTGATTTTATTTAATTGTTTATATTAATATAGTTACTTATATATTAGTTATTTACATATAACTATGTCTGCGTCTGTTATTGTTGTAAACCCTGTTATGTAATCTACTGCTATTGGCAATACACTTCCAGCTACTACTTTAAATTCTACACTTTGAGCAGCAATTGGAATTCCAGCATTTACAGCCGTAATAGTAAACCTGCCATTTGCCCCGCCTGTTTGAACTACAGTAACTATATCCCCCACGTTATAGCCAGATCCCGCAGAATTTCCTATAACAGCAGTGTCAATAACACCACCGGTTTCAGTAATAGTTAATGTTAAGCCTTGAGCCATATTGTTAGAACACGTTGTTGGTAGATTTGCTAAAGCGGAATAACCAGTGCCTGCATTTAACTTGCTTAATGTACTTACAGAACTTAAGCTAGTACCAGCAGGTATAACATTTATTGAACCATTAACCCCGCACCATACAATAGAGCTATTTAATAAGGTTCCTAAATCACCTGTTTGATTTTCAAAAACCCAAGCTGGCTTACCGTCTGGAGTTCCTGTTTTACCTACAGCTCGCATTCCTTTGCCAAGCACTCCGGCATTAATTACATATTGTCCCATTTTTTATTTATTACTTATTGATTTATACTTTTCAAAACCACGTGAGCCAAAATATGCTACATACACGGTTGTTAATAATTGTTTTAATAATTCTATCCATTCCTGTTCTACAGTAAATGAAATTTCGTGATGACTATCAACCCATATAAAGGCTATAGCCATAAACGATAAGAATATGAGCGCCATAGGGCGCGTGTTTTTACTAAGCCACGAATCGGATGTCATATCTGATTCCCAGCGTTTTGTTATTTGGTCTTCTGCATTAGCTGCGGCTTTTTCAACTATGACTTGAATTTCTTTTTTAATCTGAAGCTTTTCTTCGTCTGTAGTTGTAAGCTTGTCAATAACGTCACCAACATCTTTGATAACGTTACCGCTTAGCCATTCCCAAATTTTTTTCAAATTTTATTCTTTTTTAGTAAGCTCAATTATTCCGTGAAAATCACCGCTGAATTCACAAATAATAGTTTTTTTGTTTTTTAATCTATACTTTATAATTACCTCATATCCATTTCTAGGATTATAACATTCAGTTGTAAATGTATAATCATCTTGATGTAAAATAGTTTCTTTAATATAGTTGTCAAATTTAAAGCTAAAATTAAACACCTGTAGCACAGCATAGTCGCTTGCTATAATAGTAGTTACATACGATGATGTATCTGTAACCCATTCGCCCTCAAATTGCTTTTGTGCTTGAGTTGTTAAAAATGTTAATACGCTAAATAGTGTAATAAATAATTTTTTCATAATATTAAATTTAAGTGTTATATTAATATTATTACATAAATTATTAATGTTTTAAAATAACTCGCCGCCTCTTGTATCGAAGTAATTATCTTTTAAAGGTAGTCTAGCACGCTTCCCAAAATAATCTCTATAATAGTCAGCTTCGTCTTGAGCAATTCCTGATTCTCTTCTTAGGTTGTTATATGCAGTAATCATTGCTGCATTTTTATAAGCAGGGTGATTGCTTCTTTCTATTCCAGGGGCATTTGGATTTGTGCCCAATGTTTTAGGTCCGCTGTATGTTGCATCTATTGCATCGAATATTGCATCACTCATTTCATTTTCTGTAGGGTTTGAGAATCTTGCTTCTCGTAATTTATCTCCTATTTTTGAGGATGCTTTTGCAGCTTTCTCATACTCTTTTAATATTTCTGGATTACCTCTTATACCTCTTGTGTTTCGCGATTGCTGAATAACTCTTTCTTCTCTTCTTTTTGAAGGTGGTGTATAGCCGCCGTTAGTATCATTAAAATCGTTAAAATCTTTTAACTCTGGGTTTATTAAGGTTTGAGATGATAAATATGGGTATTTTCTAGACGGATTAATGTCTTCCATTCCACGAGGATCAAAATAAGAATTAGTTATTTTAGTTTTAGCGCTTCGTAAATTTTTTTGGAAAGCGTTTTTACCTCTAAATGAAAATTGAGGTAAATCTAACTCACCCCCAACAATATCAGGGTCATTGCTTTTCAATTGCTCTTCATTAAATTTATCCTTCATTCTTCTAAAAGTAGTAGAGTCAAATGAGTTGTGTCCTGGTCTGTGTGCCATATTATGAGTTTTTATAAGCTTCGTTTTCCCAAGGCAAATTTTTTGCCCCTTCTTCCATATCAGCTCTTGAATATTTTTTACCCTTCCAATATACGTTGTCATCATCGTAATCTAAATCACCACGCTTCATTTGATTTATATGAACCATTTCATGATTAATTACATCCTGACATTGAGAAGGATCTAAGTCTTTGTTTAATATTATAGTACCATTATTGTTAGCTTTTCCCATAACACCATCTTCCATAGGTACATTGTAAATTGGAGTATTGTCTGTTTTATACGGGGCGTTAGTGAGTTTAAAAGCCATCTGTTATTGTTTGTAAGGAAATATTTTATTTAACACTCCTTTTCTGGCTTCACAACCGCAAGGGAGGTTTAATCCCTTGCTCATTGTGTCAACCATTGTTTTGATACCAGTAGCTTTAGTAAACTTTTCTACGCTGTCTCCTAAACCTTTTGATTTCATAAATATTAACTAAAAGCTGCAGCAGTGTAAGTTACAAAAGTAGCTGGCGCTGTTATTAATATTTTTCCTTGTTGCCCTGATTGAGCTGCTGGTACTTGTGCAGTTTTTATAGGTGATCCAAGTGTAGATGTAATTCCTCCTGGGTTTGCAGTTAAAGCAGAATTAAAAGCAGCTAAAACATCTCCAGCTACTAAAGCAGCAGTGTGAGTTACTTCTACAACATCAAAAGCTGCAGCAGCGTTTAATAAAATTCTAGTTTTAGTTGTTGGATTTGCTCCAGGTCCAGCTACATCTCCAGGTATTACTGATACTACTTGGTCAATTGCTATTAATTGTTCTGGTGTATTAGCCACTCCAGTTAGTGGGATCTTTAAAAATTTTGCCATTTTTTGTTAGTGTTAGTGTTAGTGTTAGTGTTAGTGTTTGGCTGAGGTTTGTACAGTCCTCTCTGTTTTACATATAATCTTTTTTAGACTTTGAATCGTCTCCTTTTTTACCGCCATACATTTTAGCTGGAGATTCAGGAGCAGCTTCAATAGCTTTTTTTAGTCCTTCTGGTAAATTCTTTTGCCCTCCTACTAATTCTTTCTCCATTGGAGATTCCATTTTAGGTGCCATACCATGTGCTTTACCCATAGATAGGGGACTTACATGTTTTGACATCCATGATCCCCCGCTTGCAACTTTTGCTACCGGGTTGTCTTTAAGTAAATCTTTTTTTTCTTGTGCTGCGTAACCTTTATTTTGGTTTTTCAGCGGTGCTCCGTATCCCATTGTTTTTTTATTTATTTGGTTTAATATTTATCCTTCGTTATAATCGTAGTAATAAGAATTTTTATTACTCAAATCGTTGTAATATCCTGGCTTTGGCTTAAGCTTACCTTCTTTTTGGCTTTTGCTATGAGAATGCGCAATCACGTGTTTTGCAGGGGAGTCATGCTTTTTTTCATCATATTTCAAATCTCCAGCTAATTTTGAAATGTGCTTTTCATCAGCTGTCATGTTTTCATCGCTATGTCCATGCTTGTCATCATATTTAATATCTTGCTTAAGATAATCCATATGTGCTTCGTCATCTCGTTTTGTAGCTCCCATATTGGAATCTGTAACTTTTGACCATTTTGCGTTTCCGCTGTATTCTCCGTAATGTCCTTTATGCATAATTAATTTTTTTAACCTAAATCAGGTAGTTCTACGTCAAATCTAGTTGTATAAGGTGATTCGTATCCTTTTCCCATATAATATGGATTTGTTTTGTTTGATTTTTTATAGTCTGAAAGAGAAGTCATTTGCCCCTCAAAAGGTTTTTTACCTGTAACATTTTCAAACGAGCCCGTATTATCTGAGTCTTTATCGTCATTACTCTGTTCAGCACATTTTGCTTTCAATACTTTATAAGCTCCTTCTTTTATTGTTCCTTCTGATAATTTTTGTTCTAAATTACTACAAGAATTAGTTTTTGGTGCGTAAGCCTTAGCTACATTAGCAGCTATACCATCTTGAAACTTTTGGTGTACATCATCGTAAGAAACTGTAACCATACCACCTGCGCCTGAGCTATATGCTCCTTGCAGAGGTGATTTTTTAAAAAACGGCGATGAAAATTTAGAGCTGCTCATTATTTATAAGCTTTAGCCAGCTGAGTAATGGGTCCAGCTTTATATTCACAAGGGTACTTAGATACTTGCATACCTGTTATACCAGAGCTTGATCCTACACCCATTGGAAATCCTTTTTTACTTAACGGTCCGTCCCATACAGCGTTTTCCCCAACTTGCCCGTCAAGTTTAGGATTGTTTATTATTGCTTTATCTTTATCCATAATTATTTATTTTGTGGCATTATATTATTAAAAGATTGAGTAGGTTGAGGCTGACCAAACATATTTGGCATTTGAGATTGCATACCACCTAATGCTGTTGGATTAATCAAACTTTGTGGCATTTGATTAGGCTGAACAGGCATCCCGGTTATTGGATCTATTGCTTGCATCATTTTATTTGGTGTTTCCATATTATCTTTCTTTATCTTTGTTTACATTTTTAATTGAAGTAATAAGAACTTTATCTGTATATGTTCTACCCTTCATAATACTGTTTCTGTGGGTGCTTACAGGCAAATCATCTTCTCCTAGTATAATTCTATACATATACTTTATAAGATGTTTGCATTTAAACGATGTCTTGTATATGTGATACTTCTGCGTTGTTCTATTACGCTTTCTCCACACCACAATCCAACCTTCCTTAAGCAATCGATTCCACCGGCGGTTATCCCAGCTATAGGAATAGCTACCGGCTTCGAAATCTTTTTTTGTAAACATATCCATACAATCTAAATAGATAAGTAATTCTATGTCCGCATCATTTAAGTTATTGTTTCTGCAAGCCCACTTACGTATTATACGCCAGTGTTTAAACAGATTCATTTCCTTAAGATCATCTGCGTTTAGCCTTCTCATAAAACAACAACTACATCCTGCGCTTTAATTACGTGATATGTTTGTTTATTTATTTCTATTTTATGCCCCGCGTGCCGATCAAAAAAGATTTTGTCTTTTTCTTTTAACCCTTCTACTTGTTCGCCTAGTGATAATACTGTGGCTTGTGTATAACGAATGTCGTCACGTTGGTTTTCTGCAAGAAGTAAACCACCTTTTGTTTTAGTTGTTCCTTCTTTTAACTTTTCTATTATT